GGCCACTCTTGCAGAGAAATCAGGGACCCTTCGGGGTCCCTTTTCTTTTGTGGTATACATATTTCATGGGTCACTGTATGATGACAGTGAAGGAGATACAATGAAGACCTTTCTAGAATACGTGACTGAGGGAGCAGCCGGAGTTTACGCTGCCTATCATATTGCGCCTGAGACTAAGGCGGCCTTGGCCAAATTCGTTAAGGATCTTGGAATCAAGAATCCGAGCGATCCTAGTACTCTCCACATCACCACGGTTTACAGCACGAAGCCGATTCAGTACGAGCCATCAAAGAAAGCTTTGACAGTCAAACCAGTTGGGTACGCTCTATTCGGCCACCCAGATAAGGTCCTAGTTCTGAAGGTCGAGCATCCGACACTTCATGAAAGGTTCAAAGTGGCCATGGCCGCTGGAGCTACGTGGGATTACCCGAACTATCAGCCACATATCACACTTGCTACGAGTGTGGATCCGGATCTGGACATTTCGAAACTGCCACTTCCAGACTTTGTTCTTGACACAGGTCCTGAGTACACGGAAGCATTAGCCGGCTGATCTTTTCATTGTACAATAATACCAGACTTTGTATTATAGGATTGTAAGCAGGGTTAAGACTAATGTGCGATAAAAAGCGCCGGTCCGTCGTCAAGACCTTTCGTGAAGGACATGGTCCCACGAAAGAAGAGTTTCACTCAGCGCAGAATGGAATCTGCCCGCTCTGCGGCAAGATGATCATTGACCTCGGCAGTGCAAACTACGATCACGTTCATGCTCACTCAGAGGGCGGCCGGGTGTTCGGCAATGTCCTACTGACTCATGTTCGGTGCAACAGCAAACGTCAGTCGACCTGCATGGGTCCTGTCTATTACGAAATCCTGGACGTTGTCAACGCTCGGCTCGGCTGGAACGGAAAGTATTACCGGCAAACTGTTGGATACTCGTTCAGAATGCGCGAGATGGCGATCATCGACATTTACGATGGACTTGGCATCGACATCAAGAAGCTCAACAAGTACTGGTATGTCAGATACCCAGGAATGCAGGACAGCCATATCCCTGCCTTGATCGAACACTTTTCAATTTTCCTGAAAAACGTAGAGTTCCGTGGTCGGAATGAGGTTGGGATTCATCGGGCTAGACCGGCGCCTCTGGGCTCATTTAGAGTTCGGCACGACGGCCTGAAATAAGCTGTGTACATATTTTCGTGATGGAATAGGATAGAGAGTATGAAAGATATTTTACCTATCCACGAAGGTTTCAAAAGAGGCGAACTTATCTGCCTCGTTCGAGGCGGAAACAGTGATCGCTCTGATGAGCTTCTTGATGTGACGATCGATGAAATCGGTCGACCTTACGAGGACCTGCAGGGGTTTGAGAGCCGACTCTGGGCCACGCGTGAGAATGCTCTCATCGATGGCTATGCCGGGCTTCGAATGAACCTCGACCTCGAAGATGACACCAATGTTACTTCCGGTGTTCTGGAAGATTGCACAGTCTTCGACGTCAAATACACGATGAAGATCATCCATCTTTGTGACCAAGTGGTCGTCCGCAAGAAGGGCTCAACCGCTTTCAATATGCTAAAGGATCGTTATGGCTCTCTACACTAGGGAATTCCTCGAGAAGGTGGCTAAGGCTCATCGACAGTTTGGAATCAGTTTCCGATTTCAGACCCGTAAGGGGAAGCAGTATGTTTCGATGAATAATCGGGATGTAAACTATCTAATTGTCACGTACTGGAAATCTCACGAGGCCGTAAACGACCCCGTGCAGAGCTTGTTCCCCAACGCATATGTCACTTCAGGCATGTGGGGTGGCGGCACCTTTGACGTAACGTATCGGGTGAATCCATGACAGAATTTGTTGAAATCTGGGAACGAACTGACTATTCGCACCCGTTTCGTGAGCCGGACACCAACTTCATTGGCATCTACTCCACAGAGAGGGCCCAAGAGTTCTTGATGGGTAAACACCTAGTGGACCCGGATGCGTACGACAACGGCTACTTCACTCGGAAAGCACGTATCGTTCAGTGACCGCATTTTTTATTGTACAATAATGCCAGATAGCTTATTATGGGAATGTAAGCAAGGACACTGACATGACCAAGTTCGTTCGCGACCAGTTTCAATACCACGGTGGGTATCTGACCTACGGTCCTGAAGAGACTTTCGTCGCCCGGTTCAAATACTGCGGCCGTGACAAAGCTGGATTCGTCAGCTTCCTGATCAAACATTTCGAGGTTGAAGAATATTTCAACCTCTATGCCGACGGCCGCGGGGCCGCCCCGGCGACCATTCTCAAGTCGAAAGGCTACGTCAGTGCCACGGTCAAAGCCATCCTGAAAGAGGCTGGATATGAACCGACCCAGACTGCCTACGACCAATACATTCAGGACGGCATTGCTCGCCGTGCTGCTCAACAGGCCAAAGAGGCCGTGATCCGCACCATCGTGCTGGTCTAATCAAGGAAATACAATGTCTGCTGAATATCGCGATCAAATGGAAGGCCCGATGGAAAATCTGGCCGTCACTCTGATCACTGGCGATACCGTTTTTGAAACGGACGCTGAGATCGTTGAACTGGCTGCTCGCCAGTTTTCGGTGGTCTACAAACTTCTGCTTGCCACCGGCAAATATACCGAAGCAGAGCTCGACATCATCCTCAACCCAGGCGCATAAGAATACCATGTCTAAAGACCGCGATAACTTCGTTTACGAAGATCCTGACCTTCCCAAGTTCGAACGGTTCCACCGGGAGAAATCCTACGGATACAGTTTCGATGCACGTGGCAAGAAGCCACGCGGGAAGAACAAGCGCGAAGGCAAGAAAGACAAGCGGGACATCGAGGAGTAGTCATGCAATACGGAATTGAATCGCTTCTGGGTAAGACCCTCGTCAGTGTCGTGAATAACGACAGCGAAATCCTGTTTTCGGTCGAAGGTGGAGAAGTGTTCCGAATGTGGCACGAACAGGATTGTTGCGAAAGCGTCTACGTAGAAGATATTTGCGGCGATCTTGATGACCTCGTCGGTACTCCGATTCTGCGGGCTGAAGAGCGTTCTGAAGATGATCCTGCCGAAGAATATGGAATCGGCTGCTGGACATTTTACGAGCTGGCGACTATCAAGGGCTCAGTTACCATCCGTTGGTACGGCTCTTCAAACGGATATTATAGTGTCGGAGTGTCCGTAGGACAGATTTCATGAATTTCATCCACTGCGAACTGCCTGAAACGGACAAAGATCTTTTCTTTGGTCCGCTTGAAGAAGATGATGATTTCACTACCTTTGGCGGTGATCTAACTATGGCTGATCTCGTCGTGGAGCTGGGGGTCTTCCCGTCCGTCAAGCAGGCCCGTAAGAACGGGTGGGCCAAGCCCATTCCAGTCGGGTTTTCCGCCCACAAGATCGGCAAACGCCGATTCCATGTTTTGAATAGGTTCGATCATGTTTCGTAAGATTCTCATCTACGGTGCTGCTCTCTTCGTTACAGGCTGTTATGACCCTGAGCAGAAGGAATACGACATCCAACAGGCTCAGCATGAGCGGTCCCTTGACCAAATTATGAATGTCTACGATACACAGTGTTCTGTAGAACGCGTGCCCGCGCATCTGATTCGCAATATTTCCTTCTGCGATGGGCTTCGTGAGGCGTACTGGTCCATTCAAATGGATCGCAATTTGCAGGGGTTTCCCGAATACGAAAAGATGCGAGAAGCTAAAAACAATTCGGAACCTTCTGCCCGCTGAAGCATTCTATATACGTTGACTCCCAGGGTCCGGTCGCTGTGAAGCGCCGGACCCTTTTTTCTACGCGTCATAAATAGGATAGGAAATCAGGGAATACAACTATGATCGAAGGCGTTCCAAATATGCTCTCCCAGCTCGGCTTTGGGTTGAGCATCAAGAAAGCACCTATGACCTCTGCTATGGCATTTGAGGTCACCACACCTGACATTATGACGGGTGTAGCAATGGTTCCAACTCCATTTATGGATCAGGCATTCAGTCCTGACAAGCTAGTTTACGGTGATGTGTCAGTTAGCTTTAAGATCGATGAAAACCTCGTAAACTACATGGAAATGTTGAACTGGATCAAAGGTATAACTTTCCCTAATTCGTTCCAGCAGTATGGTACCGCATTGAATGCAGTAGATGGCGACGGAATCTATTCTGACGCGCAACTAATCATCCTGAATAACAGCGGTAGACCTACGATGGAGTATACCTTCATTGATATGTTCCCTATTGCGTTGTCAGGAATCAGGATGAATTCTCAAGATAACGAAGTTGAATACCTAGCGGCTTCAGTAACCTTCAAAATTCGTGACTTCGAGATTAGGGCGCTCAACTAAAGATTACGAAACGTTAAATGTACAAATGCACCGGTTCGTGTATAATGGTGCTGTACTTAACTAATACGCTAGTGGAATTCAGTAGATGATTGGGCACTGTGAATGAAATTCGAAGACATAAGTAGAATGTGGGAGGAAGATGCTAAGCTGGACATCTCCGAACTCTCAAGAGTTACCCAAGACATTCCAATTCTCCACAACAAATATTTCAAGATCTTCTCCCAGGAAAGGTATCGATACCGGACCATGGAGCTGGAGATGAAATCACTCAGGCTGGCAAAGTTTGAGTTTTATTCTCAGGGCCCTAGCCCTGAGACACCAGCACACTGGAAGTTGCCTCCCATTGGCAAGGTTCTCAAATCAGATGTTCCCCAGTACATCGACACGGATGAGGACATTATCAAGCTGAATCTCAAAATGTATGCCCAGTCCGAGAAGGTTGATTACCTGGAGGCGATCATCAAACAGATCGTCAACCGTGGTTACCAAGTCAAATCTATAATCGACTGGGAAAAGTTCAAAGTCGGAGCGTAATGTCTGAAACGATTACCATCACCAAGCTAAACGAGGTTCACTGTAGAGTCCAATGTGATGCTGGCATTGCCGCAGAACTGCAGGATTATTTCTCGTTCTACGTTCCTGGTTACAAGTTCATGCCGAAGTTTAGATCCGGTGCCTGGGACGGGAAGATCCGACTCTTCAATCCGTTCGGCAAGGTTATCTACGGCGGCCTTATCAACAAGATCCAAGAGTTTGCTCAGGTACGCGAATACGAGGTAGAGATCGAGAACCAACTTCTGCCGAGGCCATTCTCGTTTAAGGAAGCTGAAGACTTTGCGAATTCATTGGGGCTTCCAGAACACATCGAGAGCCGTGAGCACCAGCTCGAAGGATTTGCCCATTGCGTCCGTGAGGGCCGGGCTCTTCTGCTCAGTCCTACGTCGTCAGGCAAATCCCTGATCATCTATCTGCTGACAAAATATTACAACTGTAAGGTTTTGGTCATCACCCCGTCGATCGGCCTGGTCGGCCAGATGAAGGGAGACTTCGAAGAATACGGAGCGGATCCTGAGGACATTCACGCCGTATCGGCTGGGGTGTCCAAGATATCTGAGAAGGGAATCTGGGTCTCGACATGGCAATCCCTGACCAAGATGCCTAAGAGCTTCTTTGACCAGTTCGGCATGATCATGGTGGACGAAGCTCACCTTGCTGATGCCAAGTCGATCACGACGATTCTTGAGAAAGCCGAGAACACGCCCCACCGCTTCGGCTGTACGGGTACGCTGGATGGGAGCTTGACACACGAACTGGTTCTACGAGGCCTGTTCGGTCCGATGAAGAAGGTCATCACCACTAAGGAGATGATCGACAAAGGATACGCTGCCAAGCTGAAGATCAAGTGCGTTGTCTTGAAATGGGGCGATGATGATCGGAAGGTTCTCTCGAAGGCTGCATATAAGGACGAGATCGATTGGGTCGTCACTAATGAGAAGCGGAACAAGTTCATCCGGAACTTGGCCCTGTCTCTGGACGGCAACGTTCTGATCCTCTACCGCTTCGTCGAGAAACAAGGTATGGTTCTTCGAGATATGATCGAAGCGGCTACTGATCGGCCAGTTCACTACATCGATGGTGGGGTTGACGGAGATGCCAGAAACGTGATCCGCAAAGAGGTCGATGAAGTTGAAGACTCCATTACCGTGGCCTCATACGGTACCTCGGCCACGGGCATGAGCGTGAAAAACTTCAACTACCTCATCTTCGCTAGCCCGTCAAAAGGTAGGATTCGGAATCTACAATCGATCGGAAGGATGCTAAGAGTATCTAAGAAGAAGAACTCAGCAGAGCTCATCGACATTGCAGATGATTTAAGTTGGAAGAACAAGAAGAACCACACCCTGGGGCATTTCAAAGAACGTCTCAAGCAATACGATTCCGAAGAACATAACTATCGCATCTATCCAGTGGACATGTCATGAAGCCAAGACCAGTAATTCTCAAGTTAGTAACCGGCGAAGAGATAATTGCTGTGTACATTAAATGGAAACTGTTTACATTGGATATTAAGAATCCGATCGAACTGGTTTCTGACGGCGACATCATGAACCCCAAGTCCAAGCTGATGAAGTTCAGTTTGTACGGTAACTGGGATCGCATGTCAATCCGAAAGAGCGCGATCGCCGCCATGATCGAACCAACTCCAGAGATGCTTGAGTACTATAAACTCATCTCGCTGTGGGTTTCTAACAATATGAATCCTGACCTGTCTGCTGACCTCCTGCGAGACATCAACATGCTGAACGGGTTCATGGATATCAATACCGGCGAGATCGCTGCATCTCCTGAATCCAAGCAGGAAATCTATAAACACATCTTGGAGACATGTCACTTCCCAGAAGGACCGATACATTAATGGCCAAAGCAAAAAACCACTACGTAAACAACAAGCAGATGCATGCGAAACTTCTTGAATGGAAGAACGCAGTTCGTGCCGCTGAAGCTGCTGGAACTCAGAGACCACGAGTGCCTGAATATATCGGCGAATGCATCAAGCTGATTGCAACTAACTTGGCCCGTAAACCAAACTTCATGAACTACTCGTTCAAGGAGGAGATGATTGGCGACGGCATTGAAAACTGCCTCATGTACATCGACAACTTCAACCCTGAGAAATACAAAAACCCGTTCGCTTATTTCACACAGATCATCTACTACGCATTCCTGCGCAGGATCCAAAAAGAGAAGAAGCAAACCTACATCAAGCACAAAGTGATGAACCATGACATGGTCTTCAATAACCTGGTTGAGAACGGTGAGGGAAGCGATGGACAGTTCGACGCAGTTAAGCTGACTTATGATCCAGAAAAGATGGCGGCTCTTGAGGAACTCTTTGAAAAGAAGAAGCCATCAGCCACTAAGAAAAAGGTCGGGCTGGACGCCCTTCTCGACCTAGAAGAGGAAAAGGTGCCCGAATGATTCCGGCAATCGTAGAACAATACATCACCAAGCTTTTGGATCCATCGGTTCCAAAGAACGAACGCGAAAACACCCGCTATGTTCTGACGCAGATCCGTGACTTGTCAGACAAAGCCATTCGCCAATATGACGGCAAGAGGGCCTAACGCTTGAAGATCGCACTTGTAACCGATACCCACGCTGGTGTGCGTGGGGACAACCAGAACTTCGCTGCATTCCAACGCAAGTTCTGGCGGGATGAGTTTTATCCCTACATCGATAAACACGGCATCAGCACTGTCATCCATCTGGGTGATATTGCAGATCGTCGTAAGTACATCAACTTCCTGACGGCTAAGAATCTCAGGGAGGACGTGATCGACCCTGCTATGAAGAGGAACCTGAACTTCCACGTCATCCTTGGCAACCACGATGTGATGTTCAAAAACACAAACGCCGTGAACGTGATGGATCAGCTCTTTCATGATTACAAGCATCCTAACCTGCATTGGTATGCTGACCCAACTGAACTAGAGTTTGACGGCCTCAAGATCTTGATGATGCCATGGATTAACTCCGGCAACCAGACATTGTGTATGGACGCTATGCGCGATGCCAAGGCCGAAGTGATGATGGGCCACCTGGAAATCACTGGCTTTGAAATGCATAAAGGTGCCGTCTCCGATCATGGTTTCGACATGGACATTTTCTCTAAGTTTGATCTTGTCATGTCCGGCCATTTCCACCACAGAAGCCGGAACCGCAATATCAACTACCTCGGTGCTCCGTACGAGATGACTTGGTCAGATTATAACGATCCGAAGGGTTTCCATGTGTTCGACACAGCTACCCGTGAGCTGACATTCATTGAGAACCCACACCGTATGTTCCGCAAGATCTATTATGATGATATCGGCAAAACGATGGAACAGGCCACGACAGTTCCATCGGATCTAGACGGGTCTTATGTGAAAGTCATTGTCAAGAACAAGACCAACCCGTATTGGTTTGACATGTTCATCGACAAGCTTGAGAAGACCGGTGTGCTAGACGTCAAGACGGTCGAGGATAACCTGAACTTGTCGCTGGAGTCTGATGATGAGCTTATTGATGAAGCCGAAGACACCCTGACCATCATGAAGTCGTATATCTCGGCCATGGAAGTCCCTGAGGGAGAAGCATTCCAGCTGGAGTCTCTTATCTCGAACCTCTACGTTGAAGCCCTGAGTCTGGAGTAGAACTTGCTTATCAATTTTCATACCGTTCGTTGGAAGAACTTGTTAAGTACGGGGAACGCGTGGACGGAAATCCAACTCGACCGCTCTAAATCCACACTCATCTTGGGTGAAAACGGGTCCGGTAAATCAACGTTCATCGAGGCAATCGTTTTTGCACTCTACGGGAAGCCGTATCGTAACATCAACAAGCCGCAACTGGTTAACTCAATCACCGGTAAGGGTCTGTTGGTCGAGGTCGAGTTCTCTATCGGAACCAAACGGTATCTGATCCGCCGTGGTGTAAAGCCTGCCATCTTTGAAATCTTCGCTGACGGTAAGCTCCTAAACCAAACCTCAGACGTTCGTGAGTATCAGGAGATCTTGGAAAAGAACATCCTGAAGTTGAACCACAAGTCTTTCTGTCAGGTCGTGGTTCTTGGCACTGCCAACTTCACTCCGTTCATGCAACTTCCGGCACACCATCGCCGTGAAATCATCGAAGATCTTTTGGATATCCAGATCTTCTCGAAGATGTCAATCCTTTTGAAGGAACGCATCTCACAAAACAAAACAGACATCACCGCAAACTCGTATGACATCAAGTTGATCGATGAAAAGATCAAGATGTATAAAGAAAACCTGGCCAACATTCGTCAAAACAATGACGATATCATTAGGTCACGACTGGAACAGGTCAATCTTCTGATTGATGAGACCCAAGAACTAGAGACACAGATACAGGATATATCATCCTCGATCGCTGCTCAAGAGATCTTGGTCACCGACTACCTCACTATCAAGGCCAAGAGAGATAAGTTCGCTGCTACCAGGACTGACCTGGAGCAGAAGAGGAACAATCATCAGCAACACATATCATTCTTCCATGACAACGATACTTGCCCGACGTGCACGCAAGAGATTGACGTTGACTTCAAAGAAGGCTATGTCGCAAAGCGAACAGAAAAAATCGACGCTCTTGAGACAGCTCTTGCAGAGATGGGAACGATCATTGGAGATCTCGACACAAAAATCGCAGAAGCCGATGTAATCAGGAACCAGATTACTAAGACTCGTAGAGAGTGCGACACTTTGGAGATCAAACTCCAAGCTGTTAACCGTTCGATCGCTTCGTACCGCAGTGAAATCGAAGAGCTAAAAACTAAAGTGAAGGGCACAGATGCAGATGCCGCAGGCCTGATTAAGTTGCATGATGAGTCTGCCGAACTCAATGTCAAACGTGAGTCTTTGCTAAAGCAGCGTTCGACCTACGAGTTGGCTTACGCAATGCTTCGTGATGGCGGCATTAAAACCAAAATCGTCAAGCAGTACATTCCTGTGATCAATAAGCTGGTCAACAAGTATCTTGCTGCCATGGACTTCTTCGTGAACTTTGAACTGGATGAGAAATTCAATGAGGTTATCAAGAGCCGCTTCCGTGATGAGTTCAGCTATAACTCATTCTCTGAAGGAGAGAAGAGCCGACTCGACCTGGCTCTTCTATTCACATGGCGCTCTATCGCACGTCTACGTAACTCAGCGGCAACCAACCTCCTGGTGCTGGACGAAGTCTTCGACTCCTCAATGGACACTAATGGTTCAGAAGAGCTGATCAAGATCCTACACAACTTCGATCACGACACTAACGTGTTCGTTATTTCCCACAAATCTGAGAACCTCTACGACAAGTTCCACTCGGCTATCAGGTTCCAGAAGACTAAAAACTTCAGCACAATGGTGTGATTATGAAACCGCTTATCTTCCTAGACATGGATGGAGTCCTCAATAACACGAGTATGGACTGGGAATCTCATAAAGCTCGTGCTGAGGCACCGTACATTGTTGATGACGAAAATCTGGACAAGCTAGAGAGACTCGTTCTCGTGTTGGATGCACAGATCGTCATCAGTTCCACATGGAGGATTACGTGCTCTAAGGATTTCATGTCTAAGAGACTTGGAGACGTGGTTGGCCCACGGATCCATGACGATTGGAAAACCAAGCGCCTCGGCGGGATCCGTGGGCTGGAGGTTCAAGAATGGCTCGAGCGTAACCTTGGTCCAGAATACTGGTCCTTCAAAGATTTTCTGATTCTTGATGACGATTCAGATTTCCTATGGCACCAGCCATTAGTCCGGATTGATCACGGAACCGGCCTGACAGATCGTGATGTTGAAAGGGCTCTTGCTATTTTCAAGACCAAGACGGCTGAGATCCCAGAAAAACTTCCGGCTTTTCAGCTTCTTGAAATAGCGCAGAGCCTCAATATTCCGCCAGCGACGGCTCTTCAGATTCATGAAAAGATCTTCGATTTGTATCGATAAGTGGTGTACACATTATCCCAATAGTGTATATTTGAATTATGAAACTAGCCCTCATCAGCGATACCCATCACGAGTTTAACTCGCAGGTCCCCGTTCTTCTTACGCAGGACGTGGACCTGCTTGTGCTTGCAGGTGACATCGATAAAGCCAGTCGTGTTGTCGACCGGGCCATCGAGATCGCCAATGGACACGCAAAGAACATTGTCCTCATCCACGGGAACCATGAATATTACGGGACCCGACTGGATAAGGGCAAGCGCCAGACTAATATGGCTTTGCTGAGCTACTACGGCGATTATGAGGTAGAGTTCGGAACCTATGAAAACCCAGAGATCTATTTTCTGGACGGATCGTCGGTTGAAATCGAAGATTTCCTGATCGTTGGCGGAACCTGCTGGACAGACTACAATCTCGACGGCAATCCAGCGCTTGCGGCTTTTCACGCCCAACAGGGCCTGAACGATTTCCGGCGGATTAAGGTGCACGATGCCAAGAACGGCACGTATCGACGACTTCTGTCTTTGGATATCCTGCGCGAACACAACATCACTGCCCAGTATATCTGGGACACGCTGTGGCTGCAGGAGCAAACCAAGTCGCTGGATAAAACCATCGTCGTGACCCATCACGCTCCGGCTGCTGAGTCCATCGACGAGGACTTCCTCGGCTCTCCCCTGAATGCGGCTTACGCCAACAACTGGGGAAATCGTCTGGCCTACGAGCGTGGTCCGCGTCTGTGGATTCATGGCCACATGCATTGCCCGAAGGATTACACCATCGGGGAAACGCAAATTGTCTGTAATCCCTATGGCTACCCTGGTCAACTGCCCGGCGCCGCGATCAAGTACATGGAGGTTTAATGTCTGTAACTGTTACTCTAATCGAAGGTCCTCGCAGAAGCGGTAAGACCTTCGTCCTCCATGCACTTGGCAAGGCTGTTGTTGAAGGCCGTACTCTAATGATGGACGAAGCTGATATTGCTTTGTTCTTGGAAAACCCCAAGCTTCAGTTCCCTAAATATTGGGGCCAGCAATATGATGACATTTTCCTAGTTGGGTCTGATGTTGTCAAGATGATGACAC